TGGTCACCATTGGTATTGGTGCTGAAAAAACAACGTTTAACACTTCTGAAGGAGTGGTTATAGACTACGTAGATCCAGCAAACTTAGTCTACTCTTACACTGACTCTCCTTATTTTGAAGATATATATTATGTGGGGGAAGCTAAAACCATACCTGTAAATGAGTTAGCAAAAGAGTTTCCGCATTTAACTGCGGAAGATCTAGAGGACATAATGAAAAATAATTCTTACAATAGGTCTAACTACAACTCAAGGCACACTTACGCTAAAGAAGATAATAATACTATCCAGATATTATACTTTAATTATAAAACCTACATGAACGAGGTTTATAAAGTGAAAGAAACTGGTTCTGGAGCTGATAAAATAATATCTAGAGATGATCAATATAACCCACCTGCGGATAAAGAGGGTGGTTATGGTAGAATGCTAAGATCTATAGAGTGTCTTTATGACGGAGCGATGATCTTAGGTACTGACAAACTGCTTAAGTGGGAGATGGCAAAAAACATGATGCGACCTAAAAGCGATTTTACTAAAGTTAAAATGAATTATGCTATAGTTGCTCCTAGAATGTATAACGGTAAAATAGATTCTTTAGTCAAAAGAATAACTGGATTTGCTGATATGATTCAACTAACGCATCTAAAACTACAGCAAGTAATGTCTAGAATGGTTCCAGATGGCGTATACTTAGATGCTGATGGTTTAGCTGAGATTGATTTAGGAAATGGTACAAGCTATAACCCACAAGAAGCTTTAAATATGTTCTTCCAAACAGGATCTGTTATAGGTAGGTCATTTACTTCTGATGGTGATATGAATCCAGGTAAAATACCTATTCAGGAAATAACAAGCGGTTCTGGTGGTAATAAAATGCAAGCGCTTATAAGTAACTACAATTACTATTTGCAGATGATAAGGGATGTAACTGGTCTAAACGAGGCTAGAGATGGTAGTACACCTGACCCAAAAGCTCTAGTTGGGGTTCAAAAAATGGCTGCAGCAAATTCAAACACAGCTACTCGCCATATTTTGAATGCGGGTTTATTTTTAACTTCTCAAACCGCAGAGTGCTTATCGCTAAGAATATCTGATATTATAGAATACTCTCCAACTAGAGATGCTTTGATAAACTCTATTGGGTCTCATAACGTAGCTACGCTTGCGGAGATAAGTGAAATGCATCTTTACGATTTTGGAATATTTATAACACTTCAACCAGACGAAGAAGAAAACGCTAAGTTGGAGCAGAATATTCAAATAGCGCTGCAATCGGGTGGAATTGATTTAGAAGACGCTATTGACTTGAGAAATATTCAAAACATAAAATTAGCTAATCAGCTGTTAAAAATACGTAGAAAAAAGAAAATGGCTAAAGACCAACAAGCGCAGCAAGCTAATATCCAGGCGCAGGCTCAGGCAAATGCTCAGACACAGCAGTTAGCAGCTAAGTCAGAGATCATGAAAAACCAAGCACTTAATCAAGGCGAAGCTCAACTAGCACAAATGCAAGCACAAATGGATGCCGCTAAAATGGCTCAAGAAGTAAAGCATAAAAAAGAGTTAATGTATTTAGAGTTTCAAATGAATATGCAGCTTAAAGGCATGGAAGTTGACGGAATAAAGGGCAGAGAAAAAGAAAAAGAAGATCGCAAAGATGAAAGAACAAAAATTCAAGCTTCTCAGCAAAGTGAGTTGATTGATCAAAGAAATAGTGGCAAACCACCTAAAAACTTTGAGTCCGCAGGTAATGATATACTAGGTGGAGGATTTGATTTAGGTGCTTTTGACCCTAGGTAAGTTTATTAATTTATATTATATTATATTATGGAAGAAGAAAATGAAAAAGTAGTTGAAGAGATTACACAAGAAACAACTGAACAAGTTGATGAAAGTAAATTTGAGTCTGCAGGTGACGATAGCGTTATGAAGGTAGATTTAAGTAAACCCCCAACACCAAGAGAAGATGAAGTTAAAGAAAGTGACGCTGACAACAGCGGAGTGGTTGCAAGCGCTAAAAATGCCGACGCCTCACAAGAACAAGAAGAAGTACAACCGGAAGCACAAACACAAGAAACTACAGTATTAGAAGAAATTACTGGAGATAAAGTAGAAGAGGTTGAAGAACAGGTTGAAGAACAGGTTGAAGAAGCTATAGCGGAAGCTCAAGCTACTGGCAACCCACTGCCAGAGAATATTCAAAAGTTAGTAGACTTTATGGGTGAGACTGGAGGGGATTTAAATGATTATGTTAAGCTTAACCAAGATTACAGTAAGTTGGACGACTCTGATTTATTACACGAATTTTACAAGCAAACAAAACCTCATTTAAACCAAGAAGAAATTAACTTCCTTATGGAAGATACATTCTCATTCGACGAAGATATTGACGACGATAGAGATATACGTAGAAAGAAATTAGCGCTTAAAGAGCAAGTTGCCAGCGCTAAAAGCCACCTAGACGGGCAAAAGTCTAAATACTATGAAGAGATAAAAATGGGATCAAAGCTTCCAGATGAAGCTAAGAAAGCAATGGACTTCTTTAATAGATACAACAAAGAATCAGAAGTAAATCAAAAAGCAAGTGATAAGTCTAAAAACATTTTTCAACAACAAACTGATAAAGTTTTCAACGATAGTTTCAAAGGTTTTGAATACAAAGTTGGAGAAAAAAAATACAGGTTTAACGTTAAAGATGCAGGGCAAGTAAAAGAATCCCAAAGTAATATCAATAATTTTGTTGGAAAGTTTCTAAACAAAAACAATGAAATGGGAGATGCTAAAGGCTTTCACAAAGCAATGTTTACGGCTAATAACCCAGACGCTATTGCTAATCACTTTTACGAACAAGGTAAAGCCGATGCTATGAAAAATAGTATTGCTAAAGCCAAGAATGTTGATATGAATCCAAGACAGAGTCATGGTGTTATTGAAGCAGGTGGTATAAAAGTAAAGGTGCTAGGCAGTGATTCTTCTGATTACAAGTTTAAAATTAAAAACAATAAATTTAAAAATTAAAACAAAAAATTATGGCAATTACTGCAGGAGGTAGTTTAAACGCTACGCCAACTCCAAGGAAACAGGCGTTAGCAACAAACTATCTAGATTTTACAGGTACTACGGACACAACGTGGGCACAACAATATTTACCAGATCTTATGGAAAAAGAAGCTGAAGTTTTCGGACCGAGAACTATTTCAGGATTTCTTTCACAAGTAGGAGCTGAAGAAGCGATGTCAGCTGACCAAGTTGTTTGGTCTGAGCAAGGTCGTTTACACTTATCTTACACAGCACAGCTTACTAATGGTGATGCTGGTACTATCGCTGGTGGACAGATTACTATCGGTAAAGATATAGATGGTCACGCTGCTGGTGTTAACCACGGTATTAGAAAAAACGATACTGTTATCATCGCTAGTTCTGAGGGTACTGTTAAAGCATTAGTTACTTTAACTGATGCAACAGCTGTTATTGAAGTAGCTCCTTATGGAGTTGTTGATTTAAACGATGTATTTACGGATGCTCAAGGTGCTGACTCACTTACTATATTAGTTTATGGTTCTGAGTACGGAAAAGGAGACAACTACGATGGTTCTGAGTCAAGAGGAGCTAACGAGCCTAAAATGCAAACTTACTCTAACAAGCCAGTTATAATGAAAGACTACTATGAAGTATCAGGTTCTGATGTTTCTAGAATTGGTTGGGTTGAAATTTCTGGTGAAACTGGTCAAAGTGGTTACATGTGGTACTTGAAAGCGGAAGCTGACACAAGAGCTAGATTTACTGATTACTTAGAGATGTCAATGTTAGAAGGAGTTAAAGGTGGAGCTGCTGGTGGTTATACTGGTGGTGTTGCTGATTTAACTGATGCTCACGTTGGTAATGATGCTCAAGTAACTGGTACGCAAGGTTTATTTAATGCTGTTGAAGAAAGAGGTAATATTACTTCTGGCGTAACTGGTGTTAATGCTGCTACTGATTTAGCTGAGTTTGACGCTATCTTAGCTGAGTTTGACAAGCAAGGTGCTATTGAGGAAAATATGATGTTTGTAAACAGAGCTACTTCGTTAGCAATGGATGACATGTTAGCTTCTATGAATTCTTACGGAGCTGGTGGTACTTCTTACGGAGTATTTGACAATTCTGAAGATATGGCATTGAACTTAGGTTTCTCTGGTTTCAGACGTGGATCTTATGATTTCTACAAATCTGATTTTAGATACTTAAACGACAAAGCTACTAGAGGTGGTATTAACTCTGCGTACGCAGCTGGAGCTGTTAGGGGTATAATTATTCCTGCTGGAACTTCAACTGTTTATGACCAGCAATTAGGAAAGAACCTTAAACGTCCTTTCTTACATGTTCGTTACAGAGCTTCACAAACTGATGACAGAAGAATGAAAACTTGGACTACTGGTTCTGTTGGAGCTGCTACATCTGCTTTAGATGCGATGCAAATCCACATGTTAACTGAAAGATGTCTAGTTACTCAAGGTGCTAACAATTTCATGATGATGAAATAAGCATTTATATTTAAAACCGTCCCCTGAAATACGGGGATGGTTTTTATTTTTATTAATTTATATTATATTATATTATGGCTAAAAAAGCTAAAAAAACAGAGAAGGTTGAGGTAGAACCTCAAATTGAAACAATGGAAGAAGTGGTTACAGAATTCTTTGAAGATACTGTAATTGCAGAACCAAAAGCAAGAGAAAGATTGAAGCCCTCAAACGAGTGGGAAATTAAAAACAGAATATATTATCTCAAAGGAAATGAAAAACCTTTATCTTACCTGATAAAAGGCAGTAACATATACCATTTTGATAAAGAAAAAGGCTATGAACGTGAGTTAAAGTATTGTTCAAACCAAAAAACAACTTTTGTTGATGAAATGAAAGGCGACCAAAGGCTGGAGCATATTGTGTTTAGAGCTGGATCGTTGTTTGTTCCAAAAGAAAAAACAGTTTTACAAAAACTATTATCTTTGTATCACCCTTTAAAAGATAAACTGTTCTACGAGTACAAGCCAGCTGCAATAGCTAAAGAAGAGATAGAAGTCTTAGAATTACAAGTTGACGCTTTAACAGCAGCAAGAAACATTGATATTGATTTAGCAGAAGCTGTAATGAGAGTGGAGAGAGGCTCTGAGGTATCTAAGTTGAGTTCTAAGGAACTTAGAAGAGACTTACTATTATTTGCTAGAGAAAACCCAAAACTCTTCTTAGAGTTAGTCGATGATGAGAATGTAATCCTAAGAAACTTTGGTATTAAAGCTGTTGAAGCTGGAGTACTAAGATTGTCTTCTGATCAAAGAAACTTTATGTGGGGTAGTAACGGAAGAAAGCTAATGGTTATACCGTTTGACGAGCATCCTTACACTGCTTTGGCACACTGGTTTAAAACAGACGAAGGAATGGAGATTTACTCCAATATTGAAAAAAGATTAAATTAATCTAACTGTAGATGCGGTCGCTCTACGGAGCGATCGTAAACTACTAAACTTAATTGTATGAAAGAGAAATCAAAAGGCCTAGGAGATACTATAGAAAAAATAACAAAAGCAACTGGAATTAAAAAGATAGTTGAAAAGATTAGCAAAGCAACTGGCAAGGATTGTAACTGTGGTGCTAGACAAGATGCTTTAAATAAATTCTTCCCATACAATACAAATAAAACATGGTAAATATAGATACGGTATATCAAACAGTGTTGGCTCTAGCTAACAAAGAGCAAAGAGGCTACATAACGCCTCAGGAGTTTAATTTATACGCCGAGCAATCTCAATTAGAGATAATCGAGCAATATTTTTATGATATAAACCAGTTTGATAGAACACCAGACAATGACTCGGAATACTCCAATATGGTTGACTTGATACATAAGAAACTATCATTATTTAAAGTTCTGGATGAGGGCGTGCCGAAAATGGCTAACAGCACTTCTAACTTTAACGTCCCCGCGGCAGTATACAAGCTTGGGTCGGTTTACACTAAACTTGGTGTATTGACAGAGCGAGTTGATAGAGCGGAAGTAAAGTCATTGCAGATGAGCGAGCTAACAAAACCCACCGAAAACACGCCTGTCCACACGTTAGCTGGTATGGGGGTTACTAAGATTATAACTATGTACCCTGCGCACGGAAAACAAATAAAAATTGATTACATAAAGTTTCCACAGCTACCTAGGTGGGGGTTTACTATAGTTGGAGAGCGCGCAATGTTTAATCCTTTGAGGACCAACGATTTTGATGTAGATGCTTCTGAAACGTCTGAATTAGTTTATAGAATCCTAGTACTGGCTGGAATAACAATAAACAGGCAAGATGTATCTAGTGCGGCCACAGCGTTGCAGGTTAGTAAAACTCAACAAGAAAAACAATAAAATAAATGGCATTAATAAACGAATCACAAGAATCCTACTACACGTCTTCCTCTGGAGGACTTGGTGGTTATCAATTTGTTTCACTCGACACCATAGTTAATCAGTTTATGATAGCTTATGTTGGAGATGGCAAGACTATAACTACTATTAGGAAGGCTGATGTAGCTTTTCACGCACAGCGAGCTATCCAAGAGCTTTCTTTTGATACTTTGGTGTCATCTAAGTCATTCGAGATAGTAGTTCCGGCATCTTTAACAATGATACTACCACAGGATTATGTGAATTACTCTCATTTGTCATGGAGTGATTCAGCTGGAATTGAGCACATTATATACCCAACAAGCGCCACTTCAAATCCAACGTCTATCACACAAACGGCTGCGGGTGGATTTACGTACACCACGGGTGCGCTTGATGTGAATGATACGTCTGCTACCTCAGATAATTACCAGGCCAACCAGTCATCTAATATTCAAGATGATTACCAAAACGATACTTATTGGCCAATGGATGGATCAAGATTTGGATTAGATCCTCAGCACGCTCAAGCTAACGGATCATTTTTTATAGACCAAGCTAATGGAAAAATACATTTTAGCTCTAATATTAATGGGAAAACTGTGATATTAAAATACATAAGCGATGGACTAGGTACAAGCGCTGAGATGGTGGTTCATAAGTTTGCAGAAGAAGCGACTTACAAGTGGATCGCCCATGCGGTGTTGTCAACTAGAGCTAATACACCTGAATATCTAGTGGCTAGATACAAGAAAGAACGATTTGCGGCTATTAGACAGGCCAAACTTAGATTGGCTAATATAAATGCGGGGGAGATCACTCAAGTGATGAGAGGTAAATCAAAACAAATAAAACACTAGAATATGCCGGATATTAAACGCACTTTTACCAAGGGCAAGATGAATAAGGATCTTGATGAGCGTCTATTGCCTAGCGGTGAGTATAGGGATGCTATGAATCTCCAAGTATCCACATCTGATGGTTCTGAAGTTGGAGTTATCCAAAACCTATTGGGAAACAGTGAAATCAACATAGGCGGCATTGTGATTGCTGATGACGCTGTTTGTATTGGATCTATAGCCGACGAAAAAACCAACTCAATATACTGGTTTGTAGCGGAGAGTCGGAAGCGTGGCATTAATAAAAGCATGATTTTGGAGTATAAAGACAATATGATATCACCTGTCTTCGTTCACAAAAGTTTAATAACAATACCTTATGATGCTATCGGCGAGCAGACCGGAGCAGCTGGGTGGTCTTTCGTAGACCCTGACCCAGATGTTTGGTTAGCTGACAATGCGTTACAAATATTTATAGCTGCTTCTGATTCTTTTATTGGAAATGTTGCTTTTGAGGGCGGTGTGAATATGGGGTCGTTATTGGCCTGCTACAACCACGATGGAGTCGATATATTTCTAGGCTTAGGTATACGGGCACAATCATTTGGATCTACTAACACAACCATGGGGCTTACGAGTATATTTTTAAATAAACCTATACCAAGCTCTTTGTTCCCCGGTGGCTTGACAGAGCCCGTTGTTGATTATGTAACGTTTAGAAACGAAGCAACACATAGGACAAATGATGGTATTAATTTTAAAGCAGACACCTTAATCACAGGCATAAATATAATAGATGGATTTTTATTCTGGACCGATGGCATAACTGATCCGAAAAAAATTAATATTGATAGGTGTAAAGCAGGGACGATAGGCAATGGTGACACTGAGACATCGCTGCTAAACTATACTAACGAGTACGGAAGCATTTTAAAATCTAAAGAAGAGGTATTACGTAGTGACTATTTGACTGTTATAAAGAAAAAACCATCGATACCGTTGGCTATAACTCCAAGCTTCTCTTTAGAACCAGACCTTAACTATGCAGCTCAATTTTACACTGAAGAAGCGGGTGGTTCTGCTAGTTTTACCTCAGATATAGTACAACCATCAGAAGCGATTAACTTTGATCAACTAAGTGTTGGTGACACATTTGTGGTAAACCTAAGGAAAGACCGATCTGGACAAACATCTTTTGAAGTTGCTTGGGAGGTGGGTGATGACGTCAACATTCAAAGTTTTGACATCGACGATGCCGGAGCTCAGGTCCCCCCATCAATCCCATTAAGCGAGCCACATATCACTGGTACTATCGTTGCGAGTGGTCCCAATCCCACATATCCAAACCAGTTTGAGTCACAGCAGGTTGGGGGCGGGGTAATTGTTGATTGTTACGTTCACATAAGTATCACGGAGATACATCGTGAGCTATTGATTGTACCACAGGTTTTTTTTGGCGCTAACTTTGTTATTGAAAAAGACACCAAGCTTCCAACTCTTTTCAATAACAAATTCGTGAGATTCGGCTATAGGTACAAGTATTTAGATGGCGAGTACTCGGCGGTGTCACCATTCTCAAACGTGGCATTTTACCCAGGTGAGTACAATTACTCCAGTAAAAAGGGGTATAACTTAGCGATGTCTAATACTGTAGAATCTTTACTGCTATCTGGTTTTAACACTGCAGGAACTCCTGGTGATGTTGAAACTATTGACATCTTGTATAAAGATGATTTTTCACCAAGTATATACATCGCTGAGACAATTAGCCGGCCGACAAACATATTACAAACACCTAATTTCGACCTTGCTAGTCCAAGTATTTCTTATGGAGGAAATAACCTTGTGGACCCATCTACTGTCGGATATATTGGTTTCCCGTTTAATAGTATATTGTACCACCAAAACATACCTAATTTTAACCGTAACGATGAGTTTACTGTTTCATTTCTTATAAGTGATTGGAATGGTTCTGGCGTGATAAGATTTCAGGCTACAGCGAGTGACGGGTCTATCACAGCTAATTTTAATTTTCGTGGTAATGGAATTCACACCCTAACTTTCAAGCCACAACCCTTTGTCGTAAATGCTTTCGGAATAATTTATAGTTCTATATCGTTTCATTCGGGAGGAGGTACTGTTGACTGTAAAATTAGTAATGTAGTGTTAGTCAGGGGTACCACCCCTTGGCTTAGTGACTCTATTTCGATCAAATCCGGTGGTGTTGGGGCTTTGCTACCTACAACACAACTTTTACGGGCTTTTGATAGTGTGCCATTAACAGCTAAAGCTCAGGAGATGGTTGGAAATCGTATTGTTTATGGAAATTATACCGAGGGATTTGATGGAAAAACCGTTGAGGGTAGGCCTTATTACCCCGGGTTGAATGTTTCTTTAGTTACAAACACGAACGCAGGTATAAACAGTGAGGCCGTCGGTAAATCCATTAAATCATTGAGGGATTATCAAGTGGGGCTTTCATTTGTTGATAGGTTTGGCCGAGAGTCAACGGTTCTTTCTGAAACCAAAAGTACTAGGAGAGTTTACTTGAAAGATTCTGCTAACCACAGCAAACTGCAGGTGGATATTTCAGCCACCGAACGACCTATTGGAATTGATTATTTTAAGTTTTACGTAAAGGAGACTGAAGGGCAGTTTTATAACCTAGCGTTAGAGCGGTACTACAAAGGCGACCTTGATGATATGTGGCTTTCATTTAGCTCTTCTGACAGAAATAAAGTTGATAAAGACGATTATTTAATACTGAAAAAAGGAGTGAACGATATCGGGGCTGTCACTACGGAAAATAAGTACAAAATACTAGACATCTCTAACGAGGCTCCAAGGATAGTTAGGACCACTGTGTCTACCATTGCAAATGAAATAAACGCTGGAGATCTGATTTTTGAAGGCAACACAGCCGGTATACCTAAAAATGGTGGGGATAGTTTTAGAATGAGCTTTGAGCACCTAAATACTACCCCCGCGGGAAGTTTACATGAAACACGCGTGGCGGATGGTACATACCACATTCAATTTGAACGTGGTGGAGAGTTATCAAAGGAATACGAGGTGGCTAAAGTGCATTGCACTTGGGATGGGAATCTTGCTAGTATAGCGAATACGCACTACGAGATTTCAATCGTGAAGACTTTTGGTGATGATGTAGATTTTATTTTAGATGGACTTGGGCTTACTGTGGCAGATAACACATCAGTGATAATCCGCCAACACGAAGAAAGAGGTCGACCGGAATTTGACGGTAAGTTTTTTGTTAAAATAACAGCCGATGGAACATTTCATGGTACTACTAATGCTAGCTTACACGATGGTAATGATATGCCGCTGGAGATAGTAGCATCGAGAGTTATTTACTCTATGGACGACAGCCATATGTATAGTAATGGCTTAGGTATAGACGACGAGTTAAGTCCGGCTATATTTCCAACTGTTGGTGCAAGACGACGTTATTTCCAAATGACATACTTCACTGACTTTTGGGCAGTTGATAGCAATGGGGATAACGAGTGGGAATATAGCGAGCAAAACGGTTACTCGATGTATCCTAATGCTGACGGGGCGATTGGTTCGGCTCCTGGAAGTAGTTATTGGTACATCTCATCGCAGCAATTACAAAGCAGCTTCACTAGCAATAGCTATAGCCACGATAATGCCAATGTAACCTCAAGTGGTAGCATTGAGACGAATTTGATATTCGGTGGGTTGTTTAGTAACGACTGGCAGTGGAACTCTGTAGATGAAAAATATTTTGATATACCTGGGTTTTTTGATATAATCAATGGTGGTAATCCAAACCACTCTACCGAAGCTGATTTTGCAGGGCGAATACACGCTGGTAGTAGATACAGGTGGACAGACGACCCAGCAGGAAAGATTTATACTATAAAACCAGGCGTAAAGCCCTACCAAGTGGCTAATTACGACAATGGGTACGGCACTACCCAACAAGACCAGCCCCATACAAATGACTTTGTAGAAAACAGTTTTATCACACATCCAGCTAATTGGGCTAAAGGATTTGGCTACAAAGCTGACGTGGATCTAGGTTGGAATCCTAACAGGGGTACAGGAGATTTTATTTTCGGAGGCCTGGAGATTGAGTTAACAGCCGGCATTGGTGGGTTTGTTAACGGTGGCGCGGCTAATGATGATTTATTTGTCACGGTGGTAAGTTTAGTTGGCCCATCCACATATGAAAGTGGTCCTGTTGGTACTACTGCTGAGATCAAGGTTGGAATGGCTATATTATCACATGATGGTAACCTGTGGTCACAGGTTGGTGGACAAACATTAGTTGTTAAAGAAATTCAGAAAAATGCATTTCAAGACAGGATTTATCTTGGTGGTTATGAAACGCCAATAAAGCCAGCTGATTATGCCCATACGATAGGCAGTGGTACTATTCTTACGTTTGGACAGCCACAAATGAATGGTTATAGTCCACATTCTGTTAAAAACCATCAAGAAGCAGTGGGACTATCAGGTCAGACTCAAGTAGTAGCGGTAGGGTATAATATAGATTTTTTAGATGAGGCTCCCGCTGACAATGGAGCGAATGTATTCTCTCAAGCAGTGCTGGAGACAGAGCCAAAAGTAACTCCCGAAGTAAACCTGTATTACGAAGTTGGACAAAGCATTCCATTTGAACTGTCTATGGATAGCGATACTAACGCTATGTTATACTCTGGGCAAACTGGACATATAACGACCGACACGGTTGGTAAAACAGCTTTTAAAATCCTGGATTTCAGGCCTCCAAATAAAATATGGATTCGCGGGGCTAACGACTCTGGTGGTGATAATGCACTTTTTAATGAAACAAATAGTGGGAATAAGATTTCTTTTACTATAGCAGATGGCACCAATGTGACAACGACAATCAACGGTAAGAGTGGTATTTATTTAGAAGTCGAGAAAGATCTGTCAAAAGCTTCTTTTGTACTACCGTGGCATAACTGCTGGAGTTATGGAAACGGCGTTGAATCAAACAGGATAAAAGACACTTTTAACCAACCATTCTTATCAAATGGAGTAAAAGCAAATGCTATTGGTGATGAGATTCTAGAGAAAAGATTGAGGAAAAGTGGGTTGATATTCTCGGGCATGTACAATTCCAATCTCGGTAGCAACAATCTAAATCAATTTATAAAAGCAGAGGGCATAACCAAAGACCTCAACCCAACTTATGGGAGTATTCAAAAACTTCATACTAGGGATTCGGACTTAATAGCACTTTGTGAAGACAAGGTTTTAAGAATTTTAGCTAATAAAGATGCTCTGTTTAATGCTGATGGAAATAGCAATGTAACAGCTACGGCCAGTGTTTTAGGGCAAGCTGTTCCTTACGCTGGTGAGTATGGTATATCTAAAAACCCCGAATCATTTGCATCGGAGGGCTTTAGAGTGTATTTTACTGACAAACAAAGAGGTAAGGTACTTAGACTATCGAAAGATGGTTTAACACCAATATCTGACTATGGCATGCAGGATTGGTTTCAGGACAACCTAAGGTTAGGTGATACGATTAAAGGTGGTTATGATCCAAGAAAAAGAGAGTATAACGTTACCATAAGTAAAATTGGTGATATTATTGATACAGAGGGCTTTTTAAGAACAGTGTCTTACAATGAGAGTACAGATGGTTGGGTTAGTTTCAAATCATTCTACCCAGAATCCTCTACTAGTGTTGCTGGGAATTACTTCACTTTTCAGGGCGGAAAGCTTTGGCAGCACCACGTGGAGGAGTTAGACATGGTTACCTTAGAGGATATAAATAGAAATAATTTTTATGGAAACTTCTGGCCTACTTCATTCAAAACTATAGTTAACGAGTCGCCTGAGGTGATTAAGTCTTTCGCTACGATGAGTTACGAAGGTTCTCAGTCAAAAGTAAATGAAGTAATAGACTACAACACAACTATATCAATAAACCCAACATCACCACTTGTTACCGGTACATACTTGCAGGGTGATTATTACAATTTAACACCAAAACTAGGTTGGTTTGCCAACGGTATAAAAACTGACATTGAATCTGGAAGTATTGGAGAGTTCATCAATAAAGAGGGGAAGTGGTTTAACCACATAAGAGGTGAGAGTGTAATAACAAGTCCAGAAACTAATATTATAACACAAGGCTTCGATGTTAGTAGCTTTGACATTCAAGGCGTAGGCCAGATAACTATACCACCTACAATGGGACAGGTATATGGCTGTACAGATGATAGTACGTTTATTCACTCTGGGTGGGTTGGAGATATGGTTTTTAATAACTCCCTTAATTATGACATCAGTGCCGCTGTAGATGATGGTTCATGTATTGCGACGGTAGTTGGCTGTATGGATGTAAGTGCATCAAACCACAATGCCTTAGCAAATGCGGATTATGGTTGTCAGTACCCTGGTTGTACAGATCCAACAGCATTTAACTATGATCCATCTGCTAATTGGGATGATGGAAGTTGTATTCCAATTATTTTAGGTTGTACAGATCCTAGTCAGGTTGAATTGCTTTATTATCAAAATGGTGTAAATCCAGTACCAGATGGTTTTCCCAGTCCCTTATACGATGCAACTCCTTACTGGTATTCTGCTTTTTACAATTATAATCCCTCAGCTAATACC